ATGTAATTTCTGGCTATTAAAGGAAAATCATGGCTGAGTTTGAAAAAGAAGAACTAGGACAAAACGAGTTTGAGCAACCAACCGAAGCAGACAAAGAGATTGTCGAGTTCGTTGTCTCTCACTGTGACCGCTGGAGAGACCACAGAGATACAAATTATTTAGAAGAGTGGAAAGAATATGAAAGAATATTTAGAGGTAAGTGGTCTGCAGAAGACCGCACTAGAGAATCTGAGCGCAGCCGTATTATCTCCCCAGCGACTCAGCAGGCTGTGGAAACAAGACACGCAGAAATATGCGAAGCAGTATTCGGAAATGGTGAATGGTTTGACATCGCTGATGATGTTGCCGATCAACAGCTTATCGATGTGGAAATCCTTAAACTCCAGCTCAAAGAAGACCTAGAGAAAGAAAACATTAGAAAGGCTATCACTCAGGTTGAGTTAATAGCTGAGATTTATGGTACTGGTATTGGTGAACTGACAGTCTCTAAGAAGATGGAGATGTTCCCGCAGACAATGCCAATGGAAGATGGTACTGCCGCCTACGGAGTGATGGAGAAGGAATATACCTGCGTCAAGCTAAATCCCATCAATCCAAAGAATTTCCTCATTGATCCTAACGCCACAACCGTGGATGAGGCAATGGGAGTTGCTATTGAGTCCTATGTATCGATTCACCAGATTGTCTCTGGTATTGAGAAAGGTATCTATCGTAAGGTAGACATCCAGCCCCACGGACAAGACGACGATCTTGAGCCAACACAGGAAACCACACAATTTAGAGACGACAAAGTACTTCTTATGAAGTATTACGGTTTAGTCCCTCGTGAATACATTGAACAATTGGAAAACAAAGAAGGTGAAGAAGTTGTTGACTTATTTCCGGAAGATAGCACTGCGGATAAATATAGCGACCTCGTCGAAGCCATCGTTGTTATTGCTAATGGCGACCTCCTCCTTAAAGCAGAGAAAACGCCTTACATGATGAAAGATCGTCCTGTCGTAGCATATCAGGATGATACAGTACCAAATCGCTTCTGGGGTCGTGGCACAGTCGAGAAGGCTTACAATATGCAAAAGGGTATTGACGCTCAGTTGCGTTCACACCTTGATAGCCTAGCCCTCACCACATCGCCAATGATTGCAATGGATGCTACACGATTACCTCGTGGCGCTAAGTTTGAAGTCAAGCCCGGCAAAGCAATCCTAACAAATGGTAATCCAGCAGAGATCCTATTCCCATTCAAGTTCGGTACTACTGATCCCGGCAACTTAGCGATTAGCCAGAACTTTGAGAGAATGCTTCTTCAGGCTACTGGCACAACCGATGCTTCTGGTCAACCAACAGCGTTTACTCGTGATGGTGCAGCTCAGATGTCAATGTCAGTTGCTGGTATCGTTAAGAAGTACAAGCGTACACTTACGAACTTCCAAGAGGACTTCTTAGTTCCCTTAATTCGTAAAGCTGCTTATCGCTTTATGCAGTTTGACCCCGAGCGTTATCCTGCTTCCGATTACAAGTTTATCCCAATGGCTACTTTAGGTATCATTGCTAGGGAATATGAACAACAGCAGCTTATCGCATTGCTTCAAACCCTCGGTCCTGACACTCCAGTACTGCCAATGATCCTCAAAGGTATCATTAGCTCCTCTAGCCTACCAAATCGTGCTGAGATGATCCAGCAACTAGAGCAGATGATGCAGCCTAACCCAGAGCAACAACAGCTCCAACAGGCTCAAACACAGCTCCAAACCGCTGCTGCACAGGCTGAAATCGCTAAGATTCAGTCAGAAGCAACTAGAAACAACGCTTCTGCTCAGAAAGACGTAGTTGCGGCTCAATTGATGCCACAAGAAACGCAAGCAAGAGTTATTAGTGGTCTAAGTCAGAACATTCGTGGTCAAGACAGCTCAGGAGAGTTTGCTCAAAGAGCCAAGATTGCTGAATTAGCACTAAAAGAAGAAGATATTAAAAGCAACGAGCGTATCGCATCGCTACAAATGTTGCAAAAACAATCAAAAAGTGCTTGACATTTTACAACTTTTGTGGTAATATCAGCATAATGTTGTAATAATACAACATAGTTCCTAAAACAGGAGAAAACTATGGACAAACAGTTAGAAAAGTACTATGAAGAGCGATTTTCCACGATGACTACGGTTGGGTGGAAAGACTTCATCGAAGATACAACAAATATCTTCAATGCAGTTAACAAAGTAGCTCCGATTCAAACTGAATTAGATTTGTTCTTTCGTAAGGGACAACTAGACATCCTTCAGTGGGTGATTAGCCTTAAAGAAAGTACAGAACAGGCTTACGAGGCATTGCAAAAAGACTCATCGGGAGATGCTCAGGATGACTCGTAGAATATTTGAATTCCTTTGTGAAAAGGAACACCTTCAAGAACACTTGGTTAGTTGTGAGATAACCACAGTCCCTTGTTGGTTGTGCGGTAAAGACGCACACAGGCAGATTTCTGCACCCCGTATTAGCCTCGATCCTATCTCTGGCGATCATCCGCAAGCGACAGCAAGATGGGCTAAACAGCGTGAAGAGAAACGCCTAAGAGAGCGTAAGCTCAACTCGTGATAGAGATACTGCGTTAGCACCTCTGTTATTTTATAAATCCTACAATCACTTTGTGACGGGAGCATTATTATGGCTGCAAACTTTGTTGAACAAGAAGAACTGTTTGAAGGTACTGAGCAAGAAGAAGTATCCGATGTGACAACTGAAGACGCTGCGACACAAATCGCTGCACAACCTGAAGTTAAGCAAGAACCAACGGAAGAGTTACCTGAGAAGTATCGAGGTAAATCTACGTTAGAAATTGCAAAGATGCACCAAGAAGCTGAGAAGCTAATCGGTCGTCAAGCAAACGAGGTTCACGAGGTACGAAGTCTAGCAGATCAGTTACTCAAACAACAACTCGAAACTAAGCAACAGTTTAAGCCGGCTGAAACAGTTCCAGAAGAAGATTTCTTTGCTGACCCAAGGCAAGCTGTCTTAAAGACCGTTGATCAGCACCCTGCAGTACTTGAAGCTAAACAAAACGCACTCGAATTTAAGAGAATGCAAACTGCACAGAAACTGCAGTCTAAGCATCCCGACTTTGTGGAGATAGCGCAAAACGCTCAATTCCACGAATGGATTAAAGAAAGTCCAATTCGTATAGATTTGTTTACAAGAGCCGACGCTGAATTTGACTTTAACTCGGCTGATGAACTTTTAAGCACCTACAAGGCGATTAAAGGTACTCAGTCTAACGAGAAGAAGACCCAAGCAGCAGAAGCACAGGCTAAAACTCAAGATACAGCATTACGTGCAGCAGCAGTCGATACAGGCGGTAGCGGGGAAAGCACTAGAAAGATTTATCGAAGAGCTGACCTTATCAAACTGAGAATGACAGACCCAGATCGTTACATGGCATTGCAAGACGAAATTCTTGCGGCTTATAACGAAGGGCGAGTTAAATGAAACTTAATAATTTAGGAGATTTATAAAATGGCAACAGCAGCATACCCCGGTGGATCCGGTTCAATCGTAGCAAAAACGCAAGCAGATAAGTTTATTCCAGAAATTTGGAGTGACGAAGTAGTAGCTGCTTACAAAAAGAGCCTCGTATTAGCTAACTTGGTTAACAAGATGTCTATGCGTGGTAAGAAGGGTGACACTCTTCATATTCCTAAACCAACTCGTGGTGTAGCAACTGCTAAAGCTGCAAACACAACAGTTACCATCCAAGCTGACACCGAGACCGAAGTATTAGTTTCTATTGACCAGCATTTCGAGTACTCACGTTTCATCGAGGACATCGTCGAAGTTCAGGCTTTGGCATCACTACGTCGTTTCTACACTGACGACGCTGGTTATGCTTTGGCTAAGAAAGTTGACGACACATTGTTTACTTTAGCCAAGACCTTTGGTAACGGTACTACAACCTATGTTCATAGCAACAGCTATTACATCGACGCTTCTACTGGTCTCACAGCTTACGCTGCGGATACTGTAGTTCCTGCTGACGTATTTACTGATGCTGGCTTCCGTGCCTTGATCAAGTTGATGGATGATGCTGACACTCCAATGGATGGTCGCTTCTTCGCTGTTCCTCCATCACTGCGTGCAGCTATCATGGGTATTGATCGTTACAACAGCTCTGATTTCGTTGATGGTCGTGGTGTAAACAACGGTCAGATCGGTCAGTTGTATGGTATCGACATCTATGTAACCAGCAACTGCCCAGTCATTGAAACAGATGCTGAGAACACTGCAACCGCTGGTGGCGACATCAAAGCAGCTATCTTGGCTCACAAAGATACGATGGTTCTTGCTGAGCAACTAGGTGTTCGTTCACAAGTTCAGTACAAACAGGAATATTTATCCACTCTCTATACCGCAGACACCCTCTTCGGTACAAAGACACTACGTCCTGAAACTGGCTTTATCTTAGCTGTAAACGCCTAATATTGGCAACTCAAGCTCCTTAGCTTCGGCTAGGGAGTTTGTTTAAGTACATTTTATGAGTGTATTTAAACAAATAAGGAGATAGACCTTGGCAATCTATAGAGGACCCGGTGGTTCAGGCGATGCTACTCAAGACGCTGCAAGTGAAGTACTCTTAGCCTTAGCTGCTAAAGACGCTGCTATCGCTGCACAAGCTGCTGCAGAGGCAGCACAGGTTGCTGCAGAACTAGCAGAAACAAACGCTGAGTTAGCAGAGACCAATGCAGAGACTGCAGAGACTAACGCAGAGACTGCTGAAACCAATGCAGAGACTGCAGAGACTAACGCTGCTGCGTCCGCATCTGCTGCTTCGACATCCGCCACTAATGCTGCTGCATCAGCTTCTACGGCAACCACCCAAGCAACTAACGCAGCTTCTTCAGCGTCTTCAGCAAGCACCTCAGCATCTAATGCAAGTAATTCAGCCACTGCTGCTTCTACATCTGCGTCTAGTGCATCAAGCAGTGCAACATCAGCGTCTGGTTCAGCATCTACGGCAACCACTCAAGCAACTAACGCAAGTAACTCTGCAACTGCTGCAGGTACTTCAGCTACCAATGCTGCTAACTCTGCCACTGCTGCAGCTACTTCTGCTGCCGACGCAGTTACAACCCTCTCCTCTTCACTGTTAAAAGCAAACAACCTATCTGATTTAACAAACACAGGTACTGCTAGAACTAACTTAGGTGTAGCTATCGGTACAAATGTACAAGCGTACGATGCTGACCTAGCAACGATTGCTGGGTTAACTCCTACAAATAACTATGCTATTATTGGTAATGGAACAAGCTGGACTTCTTCTGCGTTACCT